CCTGAAAGTAAATACCGGGACTGCTCTAACCTAAGGGTGTGCACGTCGCGCACCTGAAGAACCCAAATCCTTTTAAGGAGGTAGGAATATGGTTAAACACCATAATCTTCAGGGAGCAATATGTCACAGACTTTCGGTTTTCGGAGTACCCGCGGCGTATCATAAGGCATTTGCTTCTATGGTCGACCGTTGGGTTCTGTGTTCAGGAGTAGAGTGGACTGTTAAGAGGTTGAAATCTCTTAAGGTTGATCTCTACAGGATCCGTAGTGGCCTTAAACCACTTACACCAGCTGCCAAGACCTGCAAAGGTCGTTTTAAAGGCGTGGTCGGATCGTTGTTTGTGTACGCCAATAAAAGTGAACGGTGTTTTCAAGCCGTTGTTCACACTTTTATGGTGTATTCCCTATTCAAGCATGACTCACTCAGTCGTGCCCAACAGGAAAAGTTCGTTGCGGCAGTCAATGCCAATACAACTAAGTACACACCAACGTTTCTCGAAGGCTTTGCAACCTTCGTGAAATCCCTTTACACAAGGAAGATTAAGATTGGGGAACCTTCCCCAATTCTCTTCCACCGTGGGTCCCAGAGTAAGAAGGCTCCTATGTTGGGAGGCAGGAGTGTCTCCCAAGATAATGCAGGTTTATCCTCATTATCGTACTTTGCCACAACTGCTCATTATGAGCTGTTCAACAAGTACCCTAGCCTTTATGGTCCGATAACTCAGGGTGTGGATATCCACACCTTCAAGGAATCGGTCAGGAGTGCAGACATACCTAATGATTCAGTATGTTTGGGTGGAGAAGTCCACTTTCTACAAGAACCGGGTTTGAAGTTGCGAGCAATCGCAAGCCCTTACCTAGTTCATCAAGAGGCCTTACGGCCTCTTGGTAGAGCACTTTACTCTGTTTTGCAAGACAGTCCTTGGGACTGTACGCATAACCACATGAAACCTGTTTCTCATGTTCAGCAACACCTATCCAGCGGTCGACTTGTCCACTCTGTGGATTTGTCAAACGCAACTGATTACTTCCCTTTGGAAGTGCAGTTAGAAGCCCTTAAGGGCTTAATTGGATCTCATCCTTCCATCGATCTCTTTCATGAGATCTCCAGGTCAACCTGGTTATCTGCCATAGGGCCGATAATTTGGAAACAAGGCCAGCCCTTGGGTCTTTACCCAAGTTTTGCTAGCTTTGGTCTAACACATGGATTAATCCTCCTCTATCTCCTTGGAAAGAGATATGCGGGTGAGTTCTATGT